CGCATTGGGTTATGAAATTCAAGGCGATGCTAAAGCTCGTCGTATTTGGTATTACCTATGTACAGCGACACCTTCAGGTGATGCAAGCAAATCCAAAGCGGACTCCATTGAAGCCAATTCAATCTCTCTTAACATCACAGCTCGCCCGATCGAGTCAGGTAATAATCTGATCCTTCGTGTTATTGCAAGTGTTGGAGATACGAACTATACCAATTTCTTATCAACATCGCCAGTATTACCTACATTCATCTAAGGAGGATTGAACTATGGAAAAAGTTATTAAACTCGGTGACAAGGAGTATAAACTTCATTCGTCACTATTCACAATCATCGATTATCGTAACGTATTCGGATCTGAACTATTCAGCGATATCAAGAAACTTGAAAAGGGTAAGGATATCAAAGAAGAAGACTTCTCTCTCGTAATCGATACGATTTTTAGAATCATTTATGTGCTACATCGTCCTTTCAGTAAGGCATCATACAATGACTTTTTGATGACACTCGATTTTGGTATCCTAAGTGATACAGAAGAATTAGGTGTTCTATCGCAAAATATCGGTGAAATGCTAGGCACTCTCCAAAAAGGCACCAAACCATCCCCACAGTCCAAATGATGAGCCAGAGTTTGGTGCAACCTCTAATATAATATTTAACTTGGCTCATCTAGGCATATCGATTGAGGACTCGAAGTATTTTGATCTAACGACATATTTTGAGTTGATTCAACTTGAAATGAAAGTTATATCTGGAAAAGACTCTGGTAGACGAGCTTCTCAACTGGATATAGATTCATTCTTTCTATAAACAATTTGAAGTACATTGAAATGTTGTTTTTTTATAATATTAAAGGTAAAATAGACTAAACAGCATTTCATATGGAGGGTATATGGCACTTATTAAATGCCCAGAATGTGGCAAAGAAATATCTGATAAGTCAGAAAACTGTATTCACTGTGGATTTCCGATACAAGATCATCTTAGAAAAGGAACCCCAGGTAAGCTTATTGTTCATGCACCAGAGTATAAATTCGGTATGGGTAAATTGAAAATCGAAGTTCATATCGATGGCAAAAAAATCGGAGAGATTCGTAGACATGAAACAAAGGAATTTATCATCAAGAACGATACTAAAGTTACCTTCCTTGAACATTCAATTCTAACTGGAACAAAAACTGCTGCTTGCATGGCCTTTGAAGGAAAAACTGTAGATGCACAGTTAACGCTTGTTTCAAATGGTTTTGTATATTTACTTGATGTTATTGCCAATGTTACAGACTAATACTTAAGTCGAAATTTCAGTAGTTTTACAAGAAGCACTTCGAGAAATCGTTGTGCTTTTTTATTGTATGTAAAGGAGGTGAGCAAAGATGGCAGAAACAGTCAAAGGATTAAACATAAAGCTAAGTCTTGATGGCAAAGATTTAGAGAATGAACTCAAAGGAATTCAATCGGATCTTAAGGAGCAACAAAAGGATCTGAAAGCCATCAATGCGAACCTTAAGTACGATAGCTCAAATGTCGAACTTTGGAAACAAAAACAATCTAAGCTCAAAGAAGCTAGAAACACAGAATCAAGAGCTTGAAAAGGCAAAGCAAGCAGTAAAACTTGGTCAGATGAGTGAAACGGAGTTCAATAAGCTTGCTCGTAATGTGGCATATACCGAAGCTGAAGTATCTAAGCTCAATAAAGAACTCCAAAATACAAAAGGTAAAATCACAGACTTATCCAATGCGAACTTTGAGAAGATTGGGAAGTTAGGTTCAACACTTACAAAATCAGTCACTGTGCCTGTGCTTGGAGCTTTATCAGCTCTTGGTGCACTTGCAATAAAAACCGCAAATACTGCTGACGAAATTGCCGATACAGCTGCTAAACTGGGCCTTAGTGCCGAGAGTTTGCAAGAGTGGAACTACGTCGCGAAGATTTCTGGAAGTTCGACAGAAAGCCTAAACAAGGCCTTTATTAAGGTCAATGGAATTCTTGGCGATATCGCTACTGGTAACGGTGACAAGGTATCTGAAAGCCTAGCTCAAATTGGACTAACTGTTGAGGATCTCAAAGGTCTTAATGCTGATCAAGCTTTTAATCTAATTCGGAATGCACTCTCTGGTGTTGAAGATGAAGCCTTAAGAGTTGGTATTGCAAATGAGTTCTTTGGCGATAAGATTGGTACTGAAATACTACCGATGCTGTCTCAAGAAGAAACGGCTATTAACTCGCTTCGACAAGAAGTTAGAGAACTAGGCATTATAACGAATGAACAAGCAGCGATTGCTGGTGAATTCAATGATACTGTCGATCAAACAAAACAAGCACTCGGTAGTCTTGTTATGGACATTTCCGTTCAAGTTCTACCTATCATGCAAACCATGCTTCAAAAGGTTAGAGATGAAATCATTCCGACTTTGAAGAGTTGGATTGAAAAATGGAATAACTTAGATACAGGTACTAAACAGATTATCCTTACACTTGGTGCAGTCATAACTGCTATAGGTCCAGTACTTTCCATTATCGGGAAAGTGGGACCTATTTTAAATATCGTGTCAACCGCACTAAAAGCAGTGGGTACTTCAGGTCTTTTTGCAGGTGCCGGATTAAACTTTGCAACACTTGGAATTGGTGCACTAATTGCTATTGTTGCAATGGCATTATTTCAAAGCGAAGAGTTTCGAGCATTACTAGCAAGACTTGGTGAAACTTTAATGCTTTTATTACCACCAATCATGACAATTGTCGATAGTCTCATGACAGCACTCACTCCTATTTTGGATGTGCTAATTGAACTTATCATCATGCTAGTCGATATGTTGGTACCTATCATTGATGTTTTATTGATTCCATTGATGACTCAAATCGAGTTCATCGCAGAATTACTAGAATTGGTTGCACCTCTCATTGAAATTATAGGGAAAGTTCTACAAGCCATTTTAGTTCCTGCAATAAAGGTTCTTCAAAAAGTATTAGAACCTGTCATGGAGGTTGTTCAAAAGATTGTCGATTTTCTTACTCAAATATTCGAGTGGATTGGTGACTTGGGTTCCAAGATGGGAAATATTGGTGAATTTGCATCCAATGTTGCTAAAGGAGTGGGAGATTTTGTTGGCGATGCTGCGGATAAAGTTGGAGGTTTCTTCGGTAAGATTGGTGGATGGTTTGGCGATAAGTTTAATCTAAAGCAGAATCAAAGCGTAAGTTCAACAAACAATATCAATCGTTCGAACAGCAATACAAACAACATCACTATCAATACAACCTCACCAACGTTTGACATTGATTCAATCAATAGAGCACTAGGAGGTAGCGTGATATGATTAGAAAAATCTACCTAGAAAATCCTTCTGGTAATAGGTTTCATTTTGATTATAGAAGTGGTTGTCTGATTCATAGTATTTCTGGACTAGGCTTTACTCAAGAGCTCACATATCTTAAGTATGATTATGTCCACGATCGAGTCGATCAGACACAGGGATTAACAGAGATACAAGCAACACTCACTTTTCTAAAAGGGTATCCAGGCTATACAGAACTAATGAATTATCTGAAACTTGGAGAGAAAGAACTTAAACTTTACTACGAAGCGGATGATTCCGCTTTTTGTTTTGTCGATATCAAATCAGTATCTAAACAGGAACTTGTGGCTGGTGCACTCAGTTGTCAGATTGTGTTTCAAAAATTGTCGTTATGGCTTAAAACTCAGACTTATACCATTGAGGTTAACGAGTCCACCATAGGCAAAGTATATCCATACACCTACCCCTTTACCTATTCTGCATTTTATGAAGGCAAAATTCAAATCGTCAATCGTGGTATTTTCAAAGCACCGCTGTTGATTGAAATGATCGGTGCAGTAGATGAGCCAGAAGTCATTATCAGAAAAGGTACCGGAATCATTACGATGTTAAGACTGTTTCATTCTCAAAGCAGTGGTGAGATTCATGTGTCAGCTGTTCCAAATAAACAATTCATTCGAAAGATAGAAAACGGTGAGATTGTTTCCATCTATGGACTACAAGATTTCACTTGTGACAATTTTTTATTTGTTGAGCCAGGTGAATACGAGGTCGAGTTTAGACCAGGTGTAGCAAATCTCACCACATGCAGAATAACGATTTATGAAGGCTATCTGGGGGTATAGGTATGCAACTTGTATTCCTTGATAGACTTAATTTGGCTTACAAAGACTATGGCTATGTTGATAAGGATTTTGAAATTGCATTAGACCTTGTTATTATTCAAAAGTCTTTATTCACAATCAATAAATCAAAGCTGAACGTGTCAGTTGGTGACATTGTAATATTAAAAGATGCACCAATTCATTACATTGGTATTGTAGAAAGATTAGAAGTAGCTGACAAGCATCGGACAACTGTCCATGTCTTGGATTTTAAAGAAATGTTTTCGATCGATATACCTGTTGAAAGTTACACTGGGGATTTAAGCCTATACTTGGAGAACATGCTCGTTGGAAACTTCAAGCAAAGTAATGACCCTCTTCAAAATTTAAGCTATCTTACCATCGAGCGTGGTTCCAGTGTTCAAGGTGAACTTTCATTTGAGCCAGATAAAATCATGTCCTTAGCATCGGTTATGGAATTAATAACCAAATCATATGGATTAAGATTAACAACCGAAGCGGTTTATCTACGAGGTAGAGTTACAGGCATCATCTTTCGAATAGGCGA